TTCTTTTGTGAGTGCTAAGAAACTCTTCAATGAAATGCTGAAAGAGATGGCTGAATGGGAATTTCTCATGATGCTCAAAGAGATGGCTGAATGGGAAGAACATAAAAGGATTATGGAAAATGGACACAAACCGTTTTAATTGGAGAGAAATCTGCATTGGTGACTTTGTTCGATTGAAAGGTAAAACCAGACATGGTAAAAACCGAATCAATCAACATGGTGATGTGTGGGAAGTTGTAGATGAGCAATTGACTAAATTGTTATTGCATTCTTTGAATGAAACTTTCAAAACCACCAAGGGTCGTGAAAAAGACTGGAGATGGATTTCTTCAGTTGATGATAATAACTTTGAAATCGTTGAGCATCTTAAAGGAGAAGCCGCATGAATAAAAAGGTTATCAAAGAAAAACTCATGGAAGAACTTGCACCAAAGCGCACTAAGGTAAAGCGTAGACGCAAGCCTATGACTGAGGAGCAAAAGAAAGCGGCGGCTGAACGCCTCGCTAAAGCCCGTGAGAAGCGTCAGAAAGCGAATCCACCAGAATATAAACACATCCATCCTAGTGTGCTTGCAAAGCCCGATGAGGATACATTCTCACGAAAGAATGTGACTGAATGGATTAAACACCAAAAAGGATTGCTTGCAGAGTATCGCCGACAGGAGCGACAAAAAGTCAAAGGTGCAACTATGCGTGTGGCCGATACGCAAGCATACATTCGACACTGTGAGTGGTATCTCAAGAATGGTGATTGGATTGACAATCGTTATGGTAGGGATGCACAGAACACTGTGAAATGGGTTACTGTAGTTCCAGCCGGAGATAAATAGTTCTTTCGACAGGAGAAAGGAAGATGCATGAATGTAATCAAGTTTCCAAAAGAAAATCCTCGACACAACGAAAATAGCATTGAAGGAGTCCAGAAAAAAATTGATGAAGCAAAGGAAAAATACATCAATAATCTGGTTGACCAGCATTGCAGTCAGTTGTTAGCAAGTATCAGTTTCTCTGGTATGGATATTGAGCGTGAAGATTTTATGAAGGACTTTGCATTCACTGTTGAAACTGTTCGTTCATCAATGTATCGTAATATGGGATTGTATCATCCACTTCATGAACAGATTGATGAAGCAGTTCAGTTGACTGATATGGAAGAAGAAGATGATGAGGGTTCATTTCCATCAATGATTTTTGATGATGATGACGATGAGTAGATACACTCAACGAGATTGGGATAGAGTTGTAGGATGGGGTAAAGTGCCAGAGGAGTATATGATGCCATCTAGTGAGGATTTGATGATTCAGCGTATTTTGCAAAATGAATTGGATAGAATGGAAGTGTTAAATAAAGGATTATACACTGACCAAGAAGTTATTATCCGAAATTGGTTAATGAAAAGGATTGAAGAAGTTCAAAATGGAAAATCAAATAACAAGTAGTTTTATTAAGATGTTCCCTACCACAGTAGGGGTTTACAATAATGCTCATGTTCTTAATGATAATGAAAAAGAAGTCATTCTAAATTTAGAGCGAGTAAAAAATATTGCAAATGAAAAATCGGTTGATACTCAAGTTCTTGAGCATGAAGGATTGAGCAACCTCAAAGAAAGTATGTTACATTGTGTTCGACACTATGTGACAAATGTTCAGTGCTGGAACTTAGAAAAGCATCAACCAGTCATTACATTGTCTTGGTGTAACTATGCGGTGAGAGGACAATCTCATCCAGCACACACTCATGCAAACTCAATTGTGTCTGGTGTTTACTATCCACAAGTTGAACATAATTATGACATGATACAATTCTCAAGAACATTACCAAATATTCTTGTTCCTAATCCAAATGATACCAATGAGTTTGAACATGAAACATTTATGATGTATCCACAGGAACATGATTTATTACTTTTTCCATCCAATACGATTCACTCTGTGCCAGAGGTGCTTAAAGGACAACGAGTAAGTCTTGCATTCAATGTCTTTGCAAAGGGCGACCTTGGTGGAATAAATGAATTAACTTACTTAAAATTGTAAATTTGCCTTGACACATTGTCCATAAGTGTGTAGACTGATTCTGTAACTGAGTGAGGAGATACATAATGTTTACGAATTTTGGTGAAGTTCTCTTGAAGACTGAGAAAGACTTTTTGGACTGTATCAACTTCTATAACTCAAAAGGATTGCGTAAAAGCAATAAGCAGTTGTCAGAAGACTTGTCTGGATTGTTAGAGACTAACATCGAAAACACCATTGAGGGTGCTGTCGCTCCTAAAGTAGATAGTGAGCCAGACATACGCTACAATGGTGTACCAGTTGAAATCAAATGCACCAGTGGTGAACAATGGCGTGGTGGTGCATACTCTAAAAGAGATGGATATTATCTGATGGTGACATGGAATGTAATCGAAGGTGCAGTCAAACTATTGTGTTATGGTTTGAACCTAACAAAGAAAGACTGGCAAGGCGGTTTAACTGGTAACTACTATGGAACTACTTTTGGTAAGAAGCAGTTGATGGAGAAAGTCGAGCAAAACTTGGTTGATGAGTATCGTGGTAGAATGGAAAAATATTCTCGTGGCGGAAAAAACTGCATTAAGGTTATTAAGGAATGACCCTATATAATATTAGGATAGTTAAGTGAGTAAAGGTTATGATACTCTTAGATTTGAATCAGGTGATGATTTCTAACCTGATGGTGCAGATTGGAAACAATCGAAATAATGAAATCGAAGAAGACCTTGTGAGACACATGGTGCTGAACAGCATTCGTCTATACAAAGGCAAGTTTGGTAAGCAGTATGGTGAACTTGTTATCTGTTGTGATGACAAGAACTACTGGCGCAAACAAATATTCCCCTATTACAAAGCACATAGAAAAACTGACAGAGAAAAGTCTCCACTAGATTGGAATAAAATCTTTACAGTTCTGAACAAGATTCGTGATGAACTGAAAGAGAACTTTCCTTATCGTGTGCTACAAGTAGAAACAGCAGAGGCGGATGATATCATTGGCACTCTCTGCAATCGCTTCGGTCGAACACTCAAAGCAGAAGGCGAAGAGCCTATTCTCATCTTGTCTGGTGATAAAGACTTTGGACAATTGCAGAAGTATGCGAATGTTGAACAGTTCTCGCCTATCACAAAGAAATGGATTCGTATCAACAATCCAGAAGCATTCTTACGAGAGCATATTATGAAGGGTGATAGAGGTGATGGTGTTCCAAACTTCTTGTCTGGTGATAATGTGATTGTTACAGGACAAAGACAAAAGCCACTTATGTCCAAAAAACTGGACACATGGATTAGTCTAGACCCTGTTGATTTTTGTAATGATATGATGTTGCGTAACTATAAGCGCAATGAGTCTCTAGTCAATCTTGGCATGATTCCATCACATATAAGTGATAATATAAATAAAAAGTATGACGAATATGTGATTCCTAAAAAGGGATTGCTAAATTACTTTATCAAAAACAAATTGAAAAATCTTATGGAACATATTGGAGAATTTTAATGAGAAAGACTTTCTACGAAATATTTGAAGAAGTCGAAAAGTGTAAAACCAAGAAAGAGAAGATTGCGAAACTACAGGAGTATAGTGGCGCACCATTAAAGCAAGTTCTTGGTTGGACATATGACCCGAATGTAAAGTGGTTACTACCAGAGGGCAATCCCCCATACAAAGAAGTAGGCCCAGATGTGGATGCACAAGGTAGACTTGTTCAAGAACTAAGAAAGTTGTATCTCTTTATCGAAGGTGATACTGACACACAGAGAAATTTGAAACAGGTTCGCAGAGAGCAACTCTTCATTGAGATGCTTGAATCTGTTGACCCAGGCGATGCTAAAGTGTTACTTGGTATGAAGGATGGTAAGTTACCATTCAAGTCAATCACTAAAAAACTAGTAGCAGAAGCATTTCCAAACTTGTCTAAAAACTGGTGAAAGAAAGATAGGTCACTACTATGGCTAAGAATAAAAAGTCTCCCCAAACTGATGAAGAGCGAGATTTCAAGCGCATTAAAGAGCAAAGGAAACCAATAAAGAATTTCAAAACACATTTGAAAGACTATGCTCTTAGTTATATGGATGAAGAAAGTGAAATAGATGATGAAGACGGCATTTATAATAGGGAACGGAATTAGTCGTAAACCTGTTGACTTAAACATACTTGTGGGTAAAGGCACTATCTTTGGATGCAATGCTCTCTATCGTGAGTTCAACAAATATGATTATCTGGTTTCTATCGACAAATCTTTTCAAACTATTATCGAAGCAAATGATGAAGTATTTGGTTCGGATGGGAGAATCATCTTTCCACCAGAAGACGAATGTTGGGAAGATGCTGATTATTCTCCAAGACGCAAACGAAGCAACGCCGGCATGAATGCAATGCTAGAAGCGATTCGGCGTGAACATAAGAAACTTTATTGTCTTGGTTTCGATTTTCTATTGAAAGACAAGGACTTATCAGAGGATAATTTGTTCAAGAATCAGGAAGGATATGGGCCTGAGACTCATGCGAATCACCTTGATAATATCAATCGTGTAAAGTATCTTGACTGGTTTGCAAGGAAACATAGCACTACTAAGTTTGTTTTCGTGTTACCAGAAAACCAACAATATCATACACTTACAGCCCCCAATATTTCTGGAATTTTTTTGCCAACTTTTTTGAAAAAAATTGGCGATTAGCCCTTGCAATTCTCTCTGAGACCCACTATATTAATAATGTAAGTGAGAGATACAGAGAGAGGTAATCATGACTAACGAAACAATTTTTATCGGTGCTGAAAACGGTGGCCTTGAGATTTACATGGGTGCCGGAAACTTGATTGCTGGAAATATCCAGACTGCAAAAACCTTCAAATATGTAATGGACACCTACGGTGTTGACATTGATACTGCCACCATCTACTACACAAGTAGCATGGATTTTGCTACTGAGTATGGTTTTGAAGATGATGACGATGCAAAAACTCTTGCTGAAGAAGGTTTCAAATTAATCCAGATGACAAAGGTTGCTTAATCATGAATGAACTGATTCAACATATCGAAGGTATCAATGCTAAATCGAAAGCAGAGATGGAAGCCAATCCAGGCACTTTCATCGGTATTCTGACTACAGATGTCGAGCATTGGGCTGAGATGGGTGTTCATACTGTAGAAGATTTTGAACGGTATGAACTTCAGACTTTTATCTATGAAGGACATAAGGATGCTTTTGGTGTCAAAGGTCGTCACTATGATTTTGATTCCATGACTCTTGAGGAGTTGAAGGAAGAAGCGAACTATATTGCTCAAGCCGCTAACGAGGCTTTTGAAGCAGAACAAAAAGCGGAAGAAGAAGCCGTTCGTAAGTTTGAGGGTTTTGTTCAAGAGATGCTCAAGTGGGGAACTTCTGACAGAAAGACTGCTGTTCGGTGGTTGCTGGAAGCAGAGAAGTTCGATGCGATGGACTTGATGTATGGTGGTGAAGTCGCCTGCTTCAAAATGAATCTTCCATATCGTCTGTATCAGAAAGAGTTCGATGCAATCATGAAAGAGATGAAACCATATGAGGAGGCCGCATAATGGGATATGTAGCAAAAGTTTCGTGGGATGAAATCCGAAAAGAAGGTGTTCTAAAAGGACTTTATGTTCCCAAGTTTATCAAATGCGTCAACATGAAAGAAGCATTCAAACTTGCTTGTGAGTTGAAGAAAGAAGGCGCTAAAGACATTCAGATTGAAAGGCTAAAAAATGTTGTATAGTGAAAATACTGATTTCGACCCTGAGTTCAATTACAATGGATTTACTCTAGGTAAGTTTATTCATGACGACTCTGATGGATTCCAAAAATGGGATTGGAGCGTTTATGAGTTTGTTCAACAAGAAGAGTATGATAGTGGTATTGTCATAAATAAGTATGCTCAGTTAAAGACATTAGACATCTCACCATATGAAAGAGACTTGACAATCATTCGTGATGCGTTTGAAACTTGGGTAGATGAATATCAACAACTAGAATATGGATTGGAAAAATCCCTATGATAGAAATCGTATTTCTTGCTTTTATTTTTGCCTGTTCTTATTTTTCATATAAAGCAGGTCATAAGGCAGGAGTAGAAAATGGTATCATAGCCACCTTTATAAAGTTAAGAGCAGATGGTGTAGAATTGCCAGAATATATCAAAAAAGCCCTTGACAATCCTAACTAGGTATGGTAATAATAGAAGTAAAAAGGACTTGTGATTCGTTTTTGAAAAGGAGTAAATTATGGGAGCAGTCAAAGGATTCATGATGGATGCCCAAGAGTTTGTTTGGGAATACATGGATGAAACAGG